TGCTAAAACGTTGGTAGAAGTAAAAAACAAAAATTTGGATAAAAATGTTTCTAAGGCATTTGGTGGGGCATGGAGTGAACCTGTTTCACCTTTCAAAGCACAATATCCTCATAATTTTGTTATTGCTACTCATGGTGGGGCAGTTATAGAATTAGATTCTAGTCCCGGCGCAAAAAGATTTCAAATATATCATCCAAGCAATACATATATAGAATGTGATAACCAAGGGGTAATGGTAATAAGAAATAATTCTAGTAGATATGACATAGTGTTAGGTGCAAGAAATGCACATTATGGAAACAATAATAGTGAAACAATAGAAGGGGAAGAAAGAGTAAAAGTAAAACAAAGTAAGTTTACCGAAATTAATGTTAATGATAACAGAAAAATAGGCGGAAATCAAACTGAGGAAATAGGTGGAAATTTAAAAATAACGGTAGGAGGCAATGTAGATATATCATCGGGTGGGGTTATTAATGTATCTGGAACTATTATAAATTTGAACACAAGCCCCCCAACGGCATATACTGAAGTGGATTTTGGAAATTTGGATGACGAAGAAAACATAGATGATGGATTGAATATTTATCCGCCCGTTAGTGGAGCACCTACTCCTGCACAAATAGCAAGGTCGGCAGAATTGGATGTTTCTCCAACTAATACAGTTCAAGAAGATGCTACTCCGCCACCGTCTGCTGCCACTCCGCCAGTTTCTTGTACTTCGGTTGTTAGCTATCCTGTTCCTGATAATTTTGTTCTTTCTCCTAATTTTACTGCTGGAAGTCTTTCTACTAGAACAGCTTTATCAAATTATCAAATCAAAGCACAAGCGGGATTAACTGTATCCGATGTGGTATGTAATTTACAGGCATTGGCAGAAAATATATTAGAGTCATTTAAAGCAAGATATCCTACCATGTTTATTACTTCTGCTTTTAGATGGGGGTCGGGTGCTTCTCAACATGAAAGAGGGCAAGCAGTGGATATTCAAATTACAGGATTTACTAATGCTCAATATTATGCTGCTGCGATATGGGTAAGAGATAGTTTGCCCTATGACCAGTTAATTTTGGAATATGGGGGAAATCGGCCCTGGCTGCATTGCTCATTCAACAGAGCAGGAAATAGACCTAGTACGGCATCTAATAAATTTGGAACTAGAACTTCAGGGGCAAATTATGTTTGGGGGAAATTATTGGATAGAGCATAAGGGGAAGTATGAAATTCAAAAAATACATCAAAAGGGAGAAAAATGACAGAGGAATAAATGTCTAACACTTGTACTCAATCAGCATTAACCGCTTTATTAAGAGATGTTGATTCATTGGAAGGATATAAAAATATTCTATATGATCAACAAAATACATTTTTAGGGCAAGTAAATGGTTTTGATTTACAAACTTTGTCTACCAATGCCCAAGTAGAAAATGATATTCTTCAACTTAATACTACTGCTGTTGGATGTGATTCAGGTGATTTTCCAGCCGTTACCGATTTTCAAAATATTTGCATCAATAGATACTTGGGCAATTTATTAAATAAAAAAGATGGTGCGAGTGGGGATATGACTGGATTCATGGATACTTTATTGAGTATTGCAGAGAAGCCATTGACAGTAGGATTACAGGCACTTTTTGCATTGTTTGAAAAGTTTGGGTTGTCTTCACTAATAAACGCATTAGATACCAATCTTACTTGTATAACAAATGCCGATGATGTGGGAAGATATACTGCCGATATACAAGCTGCAAATGACAGAATAGATGCAGTAGTAAAGGATCTTGCCATAGATGATCAAGGAGAATTTAGTTTCGATAAATTAACGGCCAATATAGATACTGGATTGAAGGACAATTTAAAAACAGTATATGATAAGGCTCAAGTGGTTACGGAACAATCCAAAGCCAATATTGATGATAAAATCAATAGCGCAGGAAATATGCTACCGGATAATTTTTTCTAATGGGACTATCACAATCAAGATTCAATGATATTGGGGTTGGCACTTGCTATTGCCATAAAAACCCAAGAAGTACTGTTGGTCAAGTAATTTCTTGTTCTCCAAATGTCTTTTGTAATGGATTAGGTGTTGCGAGAATGACCGATATTGTTTTAGGGGATTGTGGGCATATCGGTGTATTGGTTACGAGTTCTACTACAGTATTTTCCAATGCTTTGGGCATGTGCAGAATAACAGATCATTTTGAAGGATGTTTTGTGGGGGAATTGGTTACTGGTTCCCCGAATACATTTACAGGGGGATAAAATGAGTGACTTAGATAAACTTAAAGAAATGGTGAATAGCTATCCTACTATTGTTCAAAACTTAGATACCCAAATAGCCACTTTAGATCCACTTATTAATGATTTGAGTGAGCAAAAATCAGCAATAGAGAATGAAGTATTGGCTCCGTTGCTTGTAGATTCTAATAATTACATAACACAAAAGGCACTTGAACTAACAGGGATTGCTTGTATATTGGAGTCTTGTACTGCTTGTACGTCTGGTGGGTATGGCGTTTCCAATTTAACAGATTGGGCGATTGTAAGTGGAGGTTGTGTATTGGTTCCTCCTGCTACCTCTTTTGTAGTAGTGTGGGGTCCAAACGATTGTGATCCTCTTGGTCCAATAGAGGACGCTGACCAATATCAAAGACAAATGTATTTTGCCGAAGCATATGGTCATATTCACGATCCTGTTGATATAAATGGAACATATGGCATAGAAGCAAATATGACAAATTTGAATACGGGGAAAACTATTCTACAGAATAACAAAGCAAAATATGAAACGGTACGATCTATTTATGAGCAATATACTTCTTAAATGCAGGAAATGCGGAGTAAATAAAAAGATAGGTAAATTTGGATGCAACAAACGTTTTAAGAATGGCAAACAAATTTATTGTAGTGAATGTTTTAAAAAAATTCGTAAGAAATACAATAATACGGATCGGGCAAAATTAATAGATAGAAAACGAGTCAAATTATTTAGAGAAATTCACAAGGAAAAAGTAAAAGAATATAACTCTAAATATTATCAGAAAAATAAAGATTTTTTGAAATGTAAAAGAAATACAGAAAGTGTTGGGATAGTTGAAAATACTATAAATAGAAATAGTATAAATAGAAATAGTAGTAAGAATAAAATAAAGAATCCTATTGTTATTAATCCGAAACCAATTGAGGAATGATGGCTACAAAAGATTTTATTTGGAGTGATTTTGACGATCAACTTGGCAAACAGTCCGATGGTGATATACAAAAGGACAAAGATATTAGTGCAATTTTTAATAGCATTAGAAACATAATTCTTACTGTCCAAGGCCAAAGAAGAATGTTGCCGTCTTTTGCATCCAATGTGCATGGTCTATTATTTGAGCCTATAGACGACATTACTGCAAGATTGATAGCCGAAAATATTGTTGCTTCCATAAAACTTTGGGAATCGAGAATAGATGTAACGGGATTTGACATCGAACCTCTTTATGATCAAAACGCATATAGGTGTAGATTGAAATTTACAATTATTGGGGAAACAGAAGTAAAGACAATAAATTTTATTTTAACTAGGTAGTAATTTGGAGGTTTAAGAATGGCTGAATTCATTCCATCTTATCTTAGTATAGATTTTCTAACATTGGTTGAAAAATTCAAGAGCGAACTTAAGACAACAGATGTGTTTAGAGATTTTGCTTTTGAAGGATCTAATATATCTATTCTAATGGAGTTAATGGCATATATTGGCGAATTAAATACTTTTTTTATCAATAAGGTTGCCAAAAACTGCTTCTTGGAAACCGCTGACGTTTATGAAGCGGCAAATAGATTAGCTAGACAAATAGGATATGAACCACAAGGCTCAAGATCGGCAAGAGGAATATTATCAGTTTTAGTAACCGACACAAATGCAGGGGATACTATAAAAGTATTGCCTTGGAAGCAATTAGGTTCTGGTAGAACTACTGAAACCGGGCAAGCAATTCCATTTGCCACAACCATAAGTGTTCAAACAACTGCAAGCGGACCATTGACAATTTTATCTGTTCCGATTAGGCAAGGAGAAATAGCTCAACTAACTGGATATACAGGAAAAGATTTAATCGATAATGAATTGATTTTACCTGAAGAATATTCTTATGACGATAATTTATTAGATACTATTCCTACCATAGAAGTAAAGATCAATAATAATCTTTGGACAAGATTATCGGATTTTTACGATAACCTTATTCCTCAAACAGATGATAATGTCTATATGTTTGTTTATGATAGGTATAGAAGAAACAAGTTAATATTTAATTCATCGAGAAATGTTCCATCGGATACAGATAGTATTAGTATAACGGTGTTAAAAAATTTGGGGGCATTGGGAAACATAGGGGCGGATGGGTCAGAAGAAACATGGGCGATTAATGACGATGTATTCGTGCAATCCATTTCAGGAATAACAACTACGGATATACCAAATTCCAGTATATCTCTATCGTTAAGTGCAGCAACAATTGGCGCGGCAGATCCAGAAACAATAGATGAATTGAGAGTAAACGCAACAGCAGCATTAAGAGCACAATTCAGAAATGTTACTGCAAATGATTATAATGCCAACTTATCGGCACGTTCGGATGTGGTCAGAGGCAATGCTTGGGGGGAACAAGATATTGCTCCATTAGGCGGAAATCCACAAGAATATAATATAGTTCATATAAGTGTCATTCCACAAGATTTTGGGACGAGCACCATCATAACATCTAATGCTGGATTTACTACTGATTGGGGCGTATCTGGCACGATTTTAATTCCTAATTCATATTCTACTGCATGGGAAACAGAATTATTAGAATATTTGAAACCTAGAAAAATGATTTGTGCTTATGAAATTTTGGAAATTCCAGACTTAGTATATTTTTCTTTTGAAATTGGAATCAAAAAGAAAAGAACATTTTCATTTTCTGATATCGCAAACGATGTTTTAAATAAATTAGCCTATTTCTTTAGAGCAGAAAATCAACAATTCAATACTCTAATCGATTTCAATACAATTGTAGAATTTATTTTAGACATAACAGAAGTGTCGTCTTCCAATGAATTTATAAATATAAAGGGTATTAGAAACATAAATATTAGAGATATAAATAGCAATAAGACAATATATGGTTATTCATCTACCTTATATCCTAGATACTATGATCCACCGTGGACGAATAGAGACAATACATTAAGACGAATAAAATTAGGGTTTAATCAATTTCCTGTATTATCGTTTGACACAGTTAGAATAGTAGAAGAAACTTAGGAGGAAAAAATGGATTTAGTAGAAAAATATTTGAATGAAAGTAAAAGAGCAATAGATTTTATTATGGGGCAACTAATGAATGATGAATCATCTTCCGATGCAGAAATGATCCTTCATTTATCACAAGAAACTCATATTCCTATTGCGAAAATATCAAAGTTAGTAAAAGCAGAAAGAAATAATTTTTTAAAGGACACTATGATGTCAAAAGATGTTGCTATGAAAATAGTAAAAAAATATATTTAAATAAATATGGAAGTATAAATGGCAAAATTCACAGATTCAAATTATCAGATACTTTTAGAGTATTTTACTAACTTTGTAAAAGTAGCAACTGGTCCTCAACAATCCTATTTGATAGGTCCAAATAGAACATTTGCTTCTTTGGGTGGTGTTGATACTACTCTATATGAAAATACTTCCGATAAAGGATTTATAGGTCATAAATTTAAAATAGTAGAAATAGAAGGAAATAGATTTAAGATGAGTTATAATGGTCTTGATTCTACTTTTTCTGTTGCTACAAGTGCTGTCAATATTGGAGATGAAATGTATTTCCGAAAAGATAGCTTTTTTCATTTCTGGTTATCCCGACAATCTCAATATCAAAATTATGTAAATCTTGAAAAAACATTTTCTTTCTTTGGAAAAATATGGCCGGTTGTAGTAGAAGGTGTAAAAAATACATACTCCATCGAGTTCGAAGGCATGAAGGATTTTGCTGTCGATGCAATCCCCCCGCATAATCAAACAATAAATTTAGTAGAATTTATCCAGACATATTTTGATAGAGTTCAACATGACGTTTATACAATGACTAAAACTCTATGGTCAATATTTGATCCTAGAGAAGTAGATATTAAATGGTTACGATATATTTCTGGAATATATGGCATTGAGATAGATGAAAATCTTAATGAGCAATCGATCAGAGAATGGGTAGAAAATTTAATTTATTTGCTTAAGAGAGTTGGAACATATAATGCCATTTATATAATAGGAAAACTATTTTTAGGAAAAACATCGAATGTATTGAATGTTTATGAAAGGTGGGGCGAATGGTGTAGACAAGTAACCGGCGGCGATCCTGTATTTAGAGATTATCATTTCTTAGAGTTCTATGGAATTTGGCCTAGTGGTGGTGCTGGAAAGGCATGGTATGATAATTTTAATCCTGATTATTATCCAACAAATCATATTCACGTTACGAATGGGCCTCCCCCATATCCTATTCATGCCGTGGATGGCCCCCCCTTTATAATAGATTATGAAGACGTAGTTTCAAATGGTGGGTTTGAATATGGATATCTTGCCGGGGAATCCGTTAGATGGACTGATGTTATAAATGGTGCCGATTTAATAGAAACAGTCACTTATGAAAAAAGAACGGGTTCGTATGGTGTCGTTTTATTTAGTAGTGGCGGCGATT